TTGTATTTGTAGGGGTCTGCCTATGTCGCGCATGTGTTCGTTTCGGTTGTGCATGATTGTTGCGCGTTTGGCGTTTATGTATCGGGTGCCCTTGGCGCTGTTGCATTTGTGGCATGCGGGTCGAAGGTTGTCACGGCTGTGGTCGCCGCCGCGGTCTAGCTCAATGATGTGGTCTGCGGTGGTGGCCGGGTTGGGGCAGTACGCGCATTGTGGGTGATCGGCTAGTAGGGCCGCCCTGTTTTTGCGGTACGTCGGGTTTGAGTAGGGGCTACTCATTTAATGCCTCACGCCTCGCTGCGCTCGTTGTGCTGGCGCGGCTCGCAAGCTCGCCTTGCCCTGTCTGCTGTGTGTTGGTTCATCTGTCGTGTTCAGGTTAGTTGGTGGTGTTTGTTGTGTGTGTTTGTGTTGTGTGTCGACCATGTAAGCGCAATGCCCCCGGCACCCACTTACCGGCTGATTGTCGCTCAGCTCGCACTAGCCCTAGCCCATGTTTGTGTGCAGGGTCTTTGCGCGCCTATCTGACGGGCTAACTAACGCCTGTTAAGCGCCGGGGATTTGCACCCACACCAACTAACACGTGTTGGCCGTACCAATGAGATTGGCGTTACTAAATTGTGTTATTCGTTCGCTTGTATCTGAACCGTCAAAACCCATGCGCGTTTAGATAAACGCTTTATTGCCCAACGCATTTTCTCGCGCGGCTTTTCCAAATGTACGTTGGTGGCGTGCGGCGCGCCTTGCAAACGCTCTAGCAAATCAAGGGCACGCCCAATAGCGCTTAACGTGTCTTGCAGCTCATCAAGTGGCGCGGGGCTAAAGGTGTCTGTCATCAGCTCGCCCACACAATAGCTAACAGCACCAGCAACACGGTCATAGTCCAACCCCAGCGGCGTTTCACTTGTCGACCAGCTGCTTAATGAGCTGTGACGCTTGCGCTGGCGTCAGGTCGGCAACACTCAACGCCTGCCCCAACACCTCAGCAATAAATTTGGCGTGATCTGCTAGGTCGGGCATTTTGCGGTTCAGCAACGTGCTTATGTAATCACGCTGCTTTTGTGTTGCTTTGCCGGTCATGCTCACCACGTTGGGGAATGGGTCAGCGTTACCCGTGCGCGCGCGGTTTACTTTGCCCATTTCTTCGCGCGACGGGCGTTTTGTGTGATCGCCGCCAGCCAAACCGGCATTAGCCAAAGCGCGGCCCACGGCGCTGGTTTCGCAATTCTCAAAATGGCTTGTCTCGTTTACGTAGCCGTCGCCGCGGGTTTCTTCAGCCCACCCGGTCGCAATCAGCACGTCGTTTACGTACAGCTCAGCCCTGAAAACGCAGCGCTGGTCTGTGTAATGCACCAAATGGGTCAACACCCGTTTGCTGCCGTCACCATTCGATAGCCAGCGATCTAGACGGGCTGCGACCGGCTCGTAGTTGCTCAGGTCAAATGCCACGGGTTGCCAACCTTGCTCGCCCGCTTTCGGTAATACGGTTGACGCGCTGCAGCTCACCAGACCGGGCAACGCGGTGTTTGCCGGTTGCCTCAATGTAGCCGTGGCGTAGCAGGTCGCTGACGCGGTGCCAATAGCAGCAGCCCGGTTTGTCGGCCAGCCCCGTGGCTACGCCTGCCTCGTCTGCGGTCATGTCGACCGCCTCACCGTAAGCGGCCAAGAGCAGCCATTGTTGCGAGCCGGTGCGTGGGCGTGCGTTGCGGGCTGCTTTGTGTGACGTGCCAGGGTCTTGCTTGCGCACCATGGGCGTGGGTGCTATGACCTCGCGGTAGCCGCCCAAACTGATGACCGGCTCAAACAGTTGCGGTTGCGGTGTCATAGCGTGCCGCCCAGCTCAATAATTGCCTGCGTCAAAACGTCGGCCTCGTGGTCTTGGCCGCTTAGCACCATGTCGGTGCGCATGTTTTTGAGCTGCCTGATTAGCCATGTTTCGCGTTGGCCGCGCGGCTTGCCGTCGATGATTTCGTCAATCAGCGCCATAAACGCTTTGTGGTGCGCGCCTAGCGCCTCGTTTTTGCCGTGCGCAATTTGTCTGTCTATTTCAGCCATAATTTCGTTTCTTGTCCTTTCTGTCAAGCCCGGTTCTGTGTAGGGCTGTTCTGTCATCCGTCGAATGTAGCCCATGCGTGCCACCCGGATTGTGCAAGCACCGCCAACCCGGCACGCAAGTTGACGGTCGCGTTAAAGAGATCGTCGCAGTTTGACAGCAAACCCAGCTCTTGCAGGTAGCCCAGCGGGTAGTAGCGGTTGGGTAGGCACCAGAAACCGTTAATTTGCATTAGCCCGTAACTGCCGCCGTTTGGGTCGCCCACGTTGTGTGCCCACGGGTAACAGCCGCTTTCGGCCTCTACCACGCTCATAAGCGTTGCCAGCTCGTTTTGCGGCCAACCTAGTGACACGGCCAAGCTGCGCACGTCGCCGCAATTGGCAATGGTGGTCACCGTGGTGGTGGTTACGTCTATGGGCTGGGCAACCGGCACCCGTGGGGTAGTTGGTGCCGGTGCCGCCTCAGCCCTCACGTGCTGTGCGGTCTTTTGTGGCGGGTCGACGTGCCACCAATTGACGTTGGCGCCCGTGACGGCCAACAACCCCCACAAACCTGCAAACGCCAATGCGGCTTTCTGCAATACATACGCCATAGCAACCCCCGTTTCTGTCGGTAATTAGCACCGTACAGTACCCCTATGCGGTGGTGGTGGATACCTCAAACACCTGCTTAAACGCCGCCGTCACCTTGTCGGGGCTGACCGCCATTGGGCCGGTTATCTCAATGTGCCACCAATCGCCGCCCGGTGCGCCCGTAAACGTGTGTTTGGCGGGTTTCTGCCATGCCTCGCGGTGGTCGACCGTGACCACGCCTATGCCCGCGCGGTCGCAACGCCACGATCTGCCGTGCGGCTCTGGCCAATAGTCAATAACCAGCATTATGCCCAACGTCTCGTAATGCTCTAGGCACTTGCGCATAAATTCTACGGATTTGGCGCGACCGTCTGACACGCCTTTTTTGGCGGCTGGCATGTAGCGGTAGCTCAAATCCATGGCTATGCCCCTGGCATGGTTGCTGACCTGACCGGGTTTGCCGCGTATGTCGCGCACCACCCACGTGCCGTTATTCCACAGCACGCCGCCGCTGTATTTGTTTGCGAGCTGCGCCCACTTTTCGGTGCCGCCTAACGGCGCGTCAACCACCGGCAGATCGTTGGCTAAATACGGTTTAGGCATGACCGTTGCCGTTGGCTGGTTTGCCGTTGCCAAATGCGGCTTTTATTTCGCTGTTGGTTAGGTCGCCGTCAACGCTTGCAGCCGCCAAACGTTGCACCACGGTAATCACCGCCATTGCCCCAGCCATTATCGACGATTTGGCTACCGATACACCAATGACCGCGCCGGTAGTGATTGCTGGCAATGCTGTTGCGACAAACAAACTAAACAATCGTTGCACAATGTCAAGGCCGGTGGCCACCGTTTTGTTGGGTTTGTGTGCCGTATCTGCGGTTGGCTGTTCACTCATCTGGTAGCCCCAATGTCAAAATGGCGTGGATAAATACCACCACAACGGTAATGCACACGGCCCAATAAAGTGTTGACCCCGTGAGCGTCAGCAGCACGAGTGATGTGCCGCCCCAAGTCCAAGAATTGTCAACAATGTATTTGCGCCAATTCATTGTTTGCGCCTGCCCAAGATCATGGTGGTGGCTATTACGGCGTTGACGGTTAAACGCTGTTCAGCGGTTATGCGTGACCCGGTGGGTAGCCAATCGGTGCGGCACTCATAAATGGGGCCGTAGAGCGCGTCTGTGGCGGTCTGACGGCACTCTAAGGGTTGTGATTGTGCCCACGTTGGGGCTAGTAGCGCAAAGCTAAATGCTGGTACGGCTATCAGCCAGCGCGCCGGGCGCATGGTGCAGCTCTGTCATTGCCCGATAAGCGCCGCAATTTCGGCGTCAGTCAAACCCAATGCGGCGAGCTTGCTGCGCGCTGACGCAAACGCGGCGGCTTTGGCGTCAGCGGCGGCTGCCGTGGCTTCGTGTTCCGCTTTGTCGGCCTGCCATTGTGCGTATTCGTCAGCAGTCATTTCGCGTGCTTTGTCACCGATTTGGATTATTGGTCGCGTCATGTTGGTTCCTAACTGTCTGCCAATCCGTACACACGGTAGTTGCCTGTAATTGTGCCACCAACATAGAACGTCAAACCGTCGTTACTTTCTGCGGTTTGGTATTGCATCGAGCCGAACAATGCTGAACTTGTCGTAATTGCCTGATTCAGGCCCATGCCGCTAACCGTCAACGACGTTCTCGTTGTTGCTACTTGCGGTGAAAACACGTTAAACACAAAACCGCCAAGAGCCGTTGTACCTAATGCACCGAAATTAAATCCCGTTGCCGACGATGAGCCTGTGCCCGTAACAGTTCCACCGGTTGTGATGTCCAATTTGCCGCCGTCATAATTGGCACCCGTGCGCGGCGTGCCAGCATTGTTAACACGCACGCTTATTGTCTGACCTGTGCTATTTGCTGTAATTTGTAGCATCACAACGTAATTCTGATAGGTGCTAGTGAACACGCCAGCCGCCATGCTTACGGTTGCGGCTGTCGTAAATGATGCGCCGGTAATGTATGTTAAACCGCTGCTCAATGTCTGTGGTGCTAATGTGGCCCACGCGCTGCCGTTGTAATACTGCACCACGTCGCTGGCCTCAATGTACGCAAGCTGGCCCTCAGCCAATACTTTTTCGCCGGTGCCACCAAATGCGGCGTCACGTGTCGTAGTGGTAGCAAACACGGGTATGCCGGTGTTAATTTCGGTTTGCTGTTGAGCTGTCAAAACTTGCCCAGCCGTAAAGCTGGGTACTGATGTTTGCGCGTTTGCACCCATAGATACGGTCAGCCTAATACGTTGGTGCCGTCAAGTGTGCCATAGGTGGCGTCATTGAGTATCAGCTCATAAACCAGCGTGGTGGGCGCCGTAAATAACGTGACCCGGTGGCCGGTCAATAGGTCAATGTTATGTTCTACGCCCTCAACGCTTAGCTCTTGCGCCAGCTCAGTAGTGCCCGCGCCGCTGGTAAACGTTTTTTCTATTGTGATTGTGTCGCCAATGTCAATGATTGCTACGGTGTCGCGTTGCCCTGCCGTCAAGCTGGCAAACCCAACGCCCACGTCTGTGTAGCGGGCCTCTGGCTCACCGTTCAGCAGATAGGCGGCAGCTGCGTCAATCTGTGTTTGTGCGTGCAGCAGGCTGTTGGTAATTGATGTGGTTTGCGTAAAGTACGTGGCAATGCTGGCCGCGTCGGTATCGGTGGCCGTGGTGCCGTCAAGACCCGTGACCACCGCACGGTTAACCACCTGATCTGCCTCAAACGTTATGCCGACGGTGTCATACGGCGTGTTAGTGCCGTCGTCGTGGAAATCTGCCACCGGGCCGCTAAGCGTGTTGCCGATGCGGTTCTGAAACGTCAACACGCCTGACCGGCTCATAAACAGCCGCCCAAATTCGGCGGTGTCGTTAATCTGGCTCAAGTATTGCAACACGTTGGTGCCCGCTGGCACGGTGTAGGCGCTGTCATGCCCCAGGTCTACGGTGCCGGTGGCAATGTCGGTGGTGCCCGTGTAGTCGACCTCTGGCAGGGCAAGCACGCTGGCTATGCGCTGGCCGCTGGTTTCGGCTGTCGGGTTGTATTCATTCAGGTACGTTTGGGCCAGCAAATAAAATTGGTCTGCACAGTAGACGGTTACGGTGTCAAGGCCGCCCAACGCAAAGTTGTAGTCATAGTTGACTATGTAGCCGCTAAATAGCAGCTCTGCGACGTTTGCGGCGGTGTACCTGATGAGCTGCACCTGCCGCATAGGCGCCAAACCCGGTTTGCTTTGTGCTGTGTCGTAATAGGGGCTGTTGGTGTCAAACGGGTTAAATACGCCGTCAACGGCGGTGTCGTTGAGCGTAAAGCTCATGGTGCCTGCGCTGAATTGGTCGCCAACGTCGCGGCGACCGCGTTTGACGTTTATTTGCGTGGTGCCGCTAGTTACGTCTGCAAATTCGGTGGTGCCGTCAAGCACGTACTGTGTGTTATTGAGTACGCCCTTGGTTGCGTCGTCAAGCGTAAACCCGTCTTGGATAAAACCCGTGTCGATCAGCAACGCATAGTTGCCAGACTGCACTATTGCTGTGCCGGGCATTATGCCACCGCAACGTTTATTGGCCCGGCTGACCGATTGTAGGCGCGCAACGCATTAACGATTGCCTGCCCAATTTCGGCGCTTGTAGCCAGCCCGCCGTTGACATTGACCGTGACGTTGCCAAAGCTGCGGGCGCGATCTAGCGGTACCACGGCCTCTGGGCCGCCCTCGCCAATCATGGCCAACGTGGGTGCGGTCACAATGCCGCCCTGCGCCAGCATGGGTATGTCTGGCACGTCAAAACCCTTGCCGCCCAGCCCCGGCACCCAATCCGGAAACTGAAACGACAATTTGCCTATGGTGCTGTTCCACAGCCGCGCAATCGTGTTAAACACCGTTTTGTAAACGTTTAACACGAATTCTAAATAGCCCTTAATGGCGTTCAGCGAGAATTCGACGCCGGTCTTGATTGCGTCAAACAAACCGTTGACAAATTCCCTAAACGTTTCAGATTTTTTGTAAGCGATCACAAACGCTGCGGCGAGCGCGGCCAGCGCAATTACCACTATGCCAATGGGGTTGGCGGCCATGACAAAGTTAAACGCCGCTTGCGCCGCTTTGGCTATGACCAACGTGGCGTTGTAAACCTTCATTGCTGCATTGACGGCAAGCACGGCCACCGATAGGCCGCCAATGACGCCAGCCAACACCAAAAACACGGTGGTGTTTTCTTGCGCCCATTGCGCAATTGGCACCAAAAACGCCAACAATTTGTCCAACGCTGGCAACAATGCTGCGCCGATACTTTCTTTCGCCTCGTCTAAACCAACCTTCAACCGGGCCATTTTGCCTGCCATTGTCTCTGCATTGGCAGCTGCCGCACCGCCGAACAATTTGGTCAAATCGTCTGTGTAATTGGTTGCGCTGTTGACCATTGTGTTCAACAAATCGGTTTCGCTGGCAAGTTTGTTTTGCGCCTTTTCCAATTTCTTCGTGGCCTCTTCACCAACCAAAAGACCGCTGGCCATATCGGCCTCAATCTTGTTAAGCGCTTGCGTTGCCTTAAATACCGTCTTTTTTTGGCTTTCTAGGTCTTTGAGCGCTTGTATGTTGTCGCTAATTGGTACACCCAATTTTTTGAGCGCGTCATACTGCCCATTTTCGGCTTTGCCCAATGCAATTGTGACGCTCTCTAAATCTTTGCCGGTTGCCGCGCTGATATTCATAGCGTGATCTAACAGCTCTTGCGAACGCTGCAAATCACCCGTTGCGCGCGCCAGATTGCCCAACGCTGGCCTTAATTGATCGTCAGCAACACCCGTTGCCAACGCCGTAGCTGAGATAAATTCTTCTGTGGCGCCAATGTCTGCTTGGGTTGCGCCGGTGGCGTTTTCCAATGCCACAGCCAATTTTGATTGCGCTTGCTGATCTTCGACGGCTGCCTTGGTCGCTGCGCCCAACCCGGCTGCCAGCCCAGCAATGGCGGCGGTGGCCGGAACTACTGCCTTTTTAAGCGCAAACCCAGCCTTGGCGCCTGCGCCCTCTAATTGCTGGAATTCCTTAAAAGCCTTGTCAATGCCCTTGCTGTCAAATTCGCTAATGATTGGAATTAACACGCTCATTACAGCACCCGCTTGTTTACCGCGGCCATGAGATCGTCAACCACTTTGCGCATGTTGTCGGTGACCTTATCGTTGTTTTTCTCATACGTGGGCCACATGACGCGAGACGGTGCACCAAACAAGCTGGTCAACGCAGCAATAAAACGTGCGCCCTGGGCGTTTCCGCCACCAGCTTTGCCTGCCATGTCGACGATTGCCGCCGCCGGGTTTTTCTGTATCACGCTTATAACGCTGGTGGATTTGCGGCTGGTGTTTATCTTGACGGTCACGCCCTTGCGTGCGGCGGCCTGATCGTAGGGCAACAGCGCCCGGCCACGTTGCTGCCAATTGCGTTTCATACCCGATAACAGCTCTGGCGGGTACTGTGCTTTAATCGCGTCGGTAGCGGGCTTGACTACCTCTTTGGCGCGCGCGTTAATCAGTTTGCGCAGCTCAGGGTCAATCTCGCGCAGCTCTTTAAGTGCCTCTTTGACGCCAAACACGCCTACCGTGGTGTTGACCGTCATTGTTTCGCCGCCTTGTTTAGGACTACTACCACAGTAGTCAAATCTCGCGTGTCAAACGGGATTTCGTGCGGCCAAAACCCCGTTGCTACCAAAACCTCAGCTAGTTGGCGGCGGTAGCTGCCGCGCCCGTAGGGTTTGGGTCTGTTTGGTCGACGCTCTCAATTTCCATGTCAGGGTTTGCGCGCAACCACTCTGCTGCGGTTTGCTGCGAGATTAAACGCCCTGACTGCTTAAACATAAAAAACGCCCAGCTAACTAGATCGCCCATACCAATACCGCGCCCGTCAGACACTTTGCGGCCCTCTGTGCGTTCCCATTCGGCAATGCACAGCAAATTGGTGATTACCTCTACCGGCTCGCTGCCCGGTGTAACCGTGACACGCAGTTTGATTTTCATGGCCCCTCTGTCTATTGGTTAGGTGTTTTTAGGCCGTGGTGTCGGCTGAGTACGTGCCGCCCTGAAACGTAATGTCGACGGTTTGCAGGTCGCCCAACGTGGCGTTGATAACGGGCAATTCTGCCAAGAACGTGCCGGTGAGCGTAAAGCCGGGGTTGGTTGCGCTGTCTGCGGCGCTGGTCGGCTTGACAATGACTGTGGTGGTGGTGCCGACAAGTGGCGCCAACGTGGCGTAGGTTTCGGCTGCTGCGTAGGTCAACAGCAGCGTGAGCGTGGCCTCGTGGTCGCCCAAACCTGACGAATAGGTGCGCGCGGTCTGGCCAAACGTGGTGTTGTCTAGCGCGTCAAAACGAACATTGACGCTCGCGGCGGTGCAAAACCCGGTCAACGCAACGCTGTTGACGGTGACCACGGGGTTGCTCAGGTATTGGTTGGTTGCCATGGTGTGATTACCTCTCTGTTGGTTTTACTTTACGTGCCTTGCGCACGGTTTTGGTGGATACTGTGCCCAACGTGGTTACGTCGACCTCGCTGGCGACCAGCACGATAAAGCCGCCGTCTATGAGCGCCTGAACGTTGACGCCCGGCTTGGCTACGTATTCGTCGCCCGGTGTGCCTACCAGCGGGCTAACTACCAGCAATTTGGTGAGCATGGTCATGTTGTTGAGCTGCGCATTTCTACGGTCAGATTGTAGGCGGGCAGCATGACCCCGCCAATGTCAAGCGTGGTTGGGTTGCCGTCTGTGACGGCCACGTTTTTGCTCAGTATTAGCGCGCACATGTTCAGTAATGATCGCATGGCGTCAAGGTTGCTTGGCCCCAATGTCACGATTTGTAGCGGGTAGGTCATGCGCACCGCGTTGTAGTTGAACGCCGTAAAGCTGGGCGCCCCAATGAGCACGCACGGGGGCACCAGGTTGCGTGGGTCTGTGACTACCTGCAAGCCGGTTACCTCGTTTAGCGTCGTGCTGAGCGTGTCTAGGCACGTGTTAAACAGGTCTGTGTAGGCGACGGGCATTTAGGCCACCTGCGGGCGGTCAATCCCCAACAGCTGCTTAATCATGGGCGACAAACCCACGGTGGGTGCGGTGCCCATTTCGGTAAAGCTTGCAAACGTGTCTATCGACCCGCGCGCCCGGTACAGCGCGCCACCCCACATGATTGTGCCTAGGGTTACGTCTGCGCTGGGGCTGGTGGTCAAGCTGTCAAAGTAACCGGCCTCGTAGCGGCGGCGCCACGCCATTTGGTTGACGGCGCTGGCGCATTGCGTCAAAAACGTGGTATCTGCCGCGGTGGCGGTGCCTATGCCTAGCCAATCCTCAATCTGTGCTGCGGTTATCCACGTGCATGTTGGGCTAAACGTGATCGTGCCGGTTGCGGCTGTGCGGTCAACGTCATCGCCCGTGCAGCTGAACAGTATCTGGTTGGCTACCGGTATGTCTGGGTCAAACAGCAGGTTGCCCTCTGTGTCGGTACCCAAATACAGGTATTGGGGCAGCGCATAGACCGTGAACGTGCCGTTAAACGGCGCGCCCACGGTTGCAACGGTAATGCTGCGACCAACCTCAACCTCGTTGGCGGTAAGCGTCTGCAATACCGCGTAGTTGTCGATCAGCTGCTTAAACGTGACCGTGTAGGCGGCCATTTAGTTGGCCCCTTTCGGTTTAGGCAATGGCGATTGATTTCACCATGCTGCTGTAGGTGATGAACGTGGCGACGTAGCCGTAGTAGCTGAACGTGCGGCCCAGCGTGCCCGGCACTTCAACCGACATGAGACCGCGCACCTGCTCGTAGAACTCACAGGCCTGCGAGGCGGCAACGATCATGGTGTTGCTGGCGAAGTTGCGGTCAGCAACAAGGTTGAGGCCGAATGGGTTGAACGTGTTGGCCACGGTAATGTTGGCGGTGCCCAATCCGTTTACGCCCATGAGACCGGCTGCACCGGCATACGGGAAAATCGGCCGCTTGTCTGCGTCAAGCTGCGCACCCAGCGATTGCCACACGTTTGGCGACACAAAGATTGTGTCGGGCAAAAAGTTGGTGGCGCTGAGAATGTCGGTTGCTGCGTCGTAGAGCGCGGCAATCAGCGTTGACGGGTCATTTGCGGTGACAGTCCACGTTGAGCCTGACGCGCTGGCGCCAGCAACAATGGCGTCTGCGGCCACGTCGTCTGACTTGAGCAGGTACTGACCCACCAGGTCTTGCAGAATGATTTGCATTGCTGCTGGGCTGGTGAAGTCGACGTCTTGCACCGACATTGTGACTTGACCGCTAAGCGTCGTCTTGCTCACGACGTTTGACGCGATCACCGGGGTTGTTGCGCTGACTGCGCTCAATTCGGTTGACTGTGCGGCAACGCTTGGGTGCGTAGTCCACGTCGGGCGAATGAACGTCTTGCTGTTTCCGCCGTCTGGCATTGCGCGTGCGCCGATTGCGGCGACCACGGGCCTGATGTAGTTCAGGTTTTCCATGACCGGGCCAAGCACGGGCACGGGCAACAGACCGGGCGTGTCGGTGGTGAGTACGTCACCAGCTGCGGCTTGCAACGCTGACTGCTTGCTCAACGCGAATTCGCGCGCGGCTGCTTGCACGTTGCGGAATGTTTCGCCACCGATGTGGTACGCGGCGAGGTATTCGCCAGCGGTCGGCATGTCGAATTTGCGCTTGGGCTGTGCGGGCAATGCCGGTGTTGGCACGGTTGCCTCAACGGCTGCGGTTGCGTTTTCGGTGGTCATGGTTGGTGTCTCGCTTTCGGTCACGGTGCCATTATTGCGCACCGTATCGGGTTTGTGGTGGATACTTGCGGCCACGTCGGTGATCTGGGCGGCGTCACCAAACGCACCTACCGGCACCAGCGACAATTCGACCCAATCAGCGGCCTCAATAATCATGCGCTGCTTGTCGTCATAGCTGAATTTCGTGGGGTTTACGCCCACGCTCACTTGGTCAATGGTGCCGTCTTGGGCCATGGTCAGCGCGTCGTTGCCCAGCGTGGTGGCGCTGATCCGGGCGCTAAAAAGCATGGCCTGATCTGTTTCCACGCGCTCTGTGACCACGCCTACGGGCTGGGTTGCGTCGTGATACATGAACAGCCGCGGCGCTTTGCCCTCAACCGGCAAACTGCCCGGCATGAACATGACCTCTGTGTTGTCGTTGACTACGGCAAATACGTTGTACGGTACGGCCACGCCGCTGATCGTGCGGCGCGGTTCGCCGTTGGCTGCCGCGTCAACGCTCACTTGGGTTGCTACTAGTTTCAGCATGTTGGTTACCTCTCTGCTAAACGCTCTTGCGTGTTTTCTGTTGGCTCATCTTCTTTGTCGGCCACGTAGTTTTCTTCTAGGTATTCGTCTGCGTCAAATTCGACGTAGGTGCCGCGCGGTAGCACGTTATCCATGCTCAACGTTTGCGCGATTGCGTCTGCGTACAGCTTGACGCCGAAAATCCAGAGATCAGCGCGCGCTTGCTGCGCGCTCTGGTATGAGTACGCGCCGGTCGACACGCCAACCAAATACGGCGGCACGTTTGCCAAACGCGCAGCCTCTAACGCTTGGTATTGGCTGCTCTCAATCAGCAGCATTTTGTCTGGGCTTGTCAACGTTTCTTGATAATCCAAATGCTCGTTGAGTGCAGCGGTCTGGTTGGTTGCGCGCGCGGCGTTAAACGCTGCGGCAAGATCGCCCAGCTCTTGCGCGCTCAACGGTTCACCAGATTTTTGTTTGAGTATGCCCGCCGGTATTGCGCTGGTTGCGTTGCGGTGGCGTGCAGCCTCAAGCCGTAGCGATGTTTCTACGGCGCCCGGCGCTGCATAGATCAGGCCTTGCGACGGGCTGAGAAACTGCACCAAATTGGCGGGGTCTAGTTGGCCGCCGTTAAAAAACACTTGTTTAGACGGTGCAAACCAGACGGGTGGCTGCATGTCTTGGGTGGTGATTGACCCGGCGGGCAGACGGGTAAACGTTGCGGGGTAGCCGTCAGCTGTGCGGCTGGTGATGTACCAAAACGCGCGCCCAAAGAAAAGCAAATCGTCAAAAGTCCACGACATTAAAAATTGGTACGGTACGGTTGGGTCTGGTCGACGTAGCCAGCTGCGTGGCGCCAACGGCACTTTTTCCATTTCGTCGCCGTTCCACATTTCGTTGTACATGCGTAACGGCATGCAACCAATGACGCTGGCCATAAGGTCGCGCGCCCGGTTAATCGTGGGCACACTTACCGCACGATTGCGTGCGTCACCCTCTTGGTAGGTGTAATACTGCCCAATCATTGCGGCACCCAAACCAGCGGTGTTGCTGGTGTAGCCGCCAACCGCAGCTTGCGTTTTCGGTGCAGGGCTAATTGCGGCCTTGCTGTTGCGGCTGAAAATGGCCATGCTCAATTATGGCGTATGCGTGGTGTCATGTAGTGGCACCGCGGCTGGCTCACCCGACAGAAAGGGCAGATTACCGCGGCGCCACCAATGCCAATCATAGTTAGCTTGCGACAACCAAAATGGGTTTGCCTGACGCCTTGGGTTTGCTCGCCAACGCGCACGCCCACACGGCACAGCGCGCCAATTCGATAGGGCCGGGCGAACGTTGGCTACTCAATGCAATGCTGTTTTGCGACCGTATCGCTACGGCGCGTTGCATGTGTTCAGCCAGCATGGTTTCACCCGTGTGCGCAACACGGCCCTGCCTAATGCTTTGCCGCACCGGGTCAGTCCATTTCAGTAGCTCGCCGTAACCCACCACGGTTTTGCGGCTCGCCAACATGGTGGGCCAATGCAGGTCAATTGACGGCGTGACCGCAAACGTGGCGCCGGGCGTGGCGGCGTGCGCAATGGCGTGTTGCACCATGTCTGCATAGGTCGACGCCACAAACGCAACCGTCAACGCGGTGCGCCCGTCAGGTAGGGCTACGGCACGCAACCCAAAATAGCGGCTTTCGTCAAAGCTGTTTTCTATCGCCATGACGCCGCCAGCCGGTAGCGGCTCATCAGTTTTGAGAGCTGCCCATTGCCCTGGCTGCAACCAAGCTTGATCTGACGCGACCCAAACGTTGACTGACGCACGCAAGAATTGGGCACGATCAGGGTTTTGGCTTTCGGCCATGATTGTTTCAGCGGTCAACGTATGCCCCAACGCAGGGTTACCCCACGGCCATGCCTCTGGCGTCATCGGGTCAATGTCGGGCGGCGGTGACCATTCGGCAAAATACAGCGGCCCCGGCTCGCCGTCGTCAATTGCCTTAAGACCTTGCTCACGCCATTTGAGCATTGCCGTTGAGCGCTCTGTACCAGCCGTCGACCACATGCTTAACAGCGGGTTGCGTTTAGCTCGCTGGCTGGGAATAAGACCGCCGTCTATGACCTCGCTCGTAATATCCCAAATCTCGTCAGCCACGATCAGGTTGGGTGACATGCCGTGACCCGCTGACGGCCCGGCGGCGCGCACAACCCATTTGCTGCCGTCTGGCATGGTCAGCTGGTTGCGCCCATAGGCGCGCACCACCTTGACCGGATAGTGCAGCTCAAGTTTGGCCGCCAAATCGTCAAACAGCATGACCGCCAAATCAAGCCGGTGTGCCGTAGATAGAATTAATTGTTTCTCGCCACGTATTTGGGGCATGTGCACCAACCAAAACGCCACTAAGAATTCCAACGCCACCGTCTTGCCGTTTTGGCGGGCGGTCGACGTAAACGCATAACGGTGCAACAGATCGCCAGCCTCGTCAACCGCAAGCTGGCGGCTCAACGTATGCCATTGCCACGGCATAAGGTCATAGCCCAACACCTCTTTCGCCCAGCCCCCCAGATCGTCAGCGAGAGAACCCGCCGCGTTAGCCATAGGTGTTTCTAGTCTTGGCTGATCGTGGCCGGTCAGCGCTGGTTCAGGCTGGTTGCCGCCATTAGATAG